TACTTTTTTTGTTTGCTTTTTAGCCATAATATAATATAATAAAAAATTAATATAAAACTACCCCACCCGAAGGCAGGGTAGTTTCACCAAATATATAATCTTACTTCATCAACATGAAGTTGTTTGCACCTTGTACCACTAAGCAACGCTCAGATAGGTAGTTGATTTGCATCGCATCTAGATCAGATGTAGCAGCGCCAACAGAACCAGTAACCCAAGTCTTAAACTTACGGTTGTCAGTTTGCGAGGCACGATAACGTACATGTAGGAAAGGACGCTTAAGGTTCTTACCTAACTGCTGATCATACACAGAGGATGTTCCAGCTGGAACCATCACTCCTCGAATAGCACCGACTGCGTCACGCGAGTTAATACCACCACGAGTTGCCTTATCATTTAAGTAACGCATGTCCGACTTATAGAAATCGTAAGATCCACGACGGAATCCAGAGAATCCTAAGTTAAGAGCCATATCCTCTTCGTTGTTGAACACTCCGTAAGAAGTACCTCCAGCACCGTAAGAATTCATAGAAGCAAGCATGTCATCCATAGCTAGAGACGTAGCTCTATTTACAAACATCATATTCTCTTCAATAGCACCTTGAGAATCAAACTCAGCTAGAATAGCGTCGAACTCAGCTAGGTCAGTAGCAGCGTTAACGCCAGTTACACCTGTAGTTACGTTACCACGATCAGTTATAGCAGCGAACAAGCCTTCAGTACCAGCGTTGGTCCCAAGACCAGCTCCACCTGAAAAGACAGTATCAACAGCTACAGATGTAGCAACGATTTTCTCTGCTTCAAGCATAGCCATCTCCATGTAGTCAGTAAAGCGAGCGCGAGTATCACCTTCAGCCTTCAAATACCATAAGTAGCCATTCTGTCCCTCTTCACCAGCTATTTCAACCCAGCCGATTTGTGAAACGTCAGATCCAGAGATTTCGTAGAAATCCTTCATAATAATTGGCTTATTAGTGAAAGACTTAAACTTAGGTGTTACAGTTTTAGGACCAGAAGCTGAAACGCCACCGTAAGTCCCTTGACCACCAACTCCTTTGTTAAACTCAGAGCCGTACACTAGCACAGTACAAGCGCTAGTAGCACCCGCTGTAAACGCAGCTAAGTCATCCATGTGCTCAGCTCCATAAGGTGCTATTGTAACAGTGTCACCTGAGTGAGCTGTACAAATACCCTTATAAGTACCTTCAGCAACCGAAACTAATACTTGGTCATTAAGTCTAATACCGTGATCAGTTGGATCAAATCCACCAGCATCTACGTTTCCGTCTATATCTGCTAAAATTGTTACTACCGAAGTATCGTGAACAACCGTACCTGTGTACGATAAGTGCAGTCTACCTTGCTCCGACCAAATAACTTGATCTGAAGTCATAGACTCTTCAGCCCCTACTTGTGAAAGAAACCCTGAAATTGTTCGTGGTCCGAACACCTCAGCCTCCTTGTCCATGAGGTCTGGTAAATATTGTTGAGCCCAACCAGCTGTATCAGCGTGAGTGAAGTCAATGTAGTTTGAAGCGAGTGTGACAGCCTGTGGCGCTGCTACGCTGTTCAGGTTACCACCTGGATTTGAAATTGCCATTTTAAATTGTTTTTAAATTGTTATTTTTTGTTTTTAATTTTGAACTTAAAAGAGGCGGAATCATCACCTAGTACCCTTACTTTCATACCACCAGTCTGGCCTTCCCCATGAGAGGATCTAGCCGTTGTGTTGATATTCTTAGCTTTGGCAACACTGTCTTTCAGTGCGTCTGCCTTGCCTTGTTCGTAAAAGTGATTAGCAACTGCGTCTGCGTTCATAGCTGTGTACAAGCTCTTATGGTAACCTTTAGCATCTGACATCGCGTTGTCTTCGTTCAAAAACTTTTTGACAAAGTTATTAATGTCGCTCTGGGTTTCCTTTACTTGGCCTGCGTCCTTAACATTATATCTAAATCTTTTATCTCCAACGTTATATTCAAAACCTTTGAACTCGTTATTGAAAACCTGCTCGGTCTTCTTGTTAAATCTAGACTTCTGTTGTTGAGCTACTTTTTGCGTCTGCTCTGACTCTTTATTGTATCGGTCGAAGAAATTTATCGCTTTCTGCTGCTCAGTTGTGAGCTTGCTTCCAGCTTTAATCTCTTCATAGTATTTAGACTTTTGCCCGTCTAAGTAGGTCTTGGCCTCGGCAACTTGCTCTTTGAGGGCCAATTTTTTTCTTTTAATATCTCTTTCTTCATCTATATCCTCGTCAAATGAGAAGTTGTCTTCCATAAGGAAGTTTATCTCCTCCGAGTTTAGATGGGGTTTAGTTTTTTTATAGTACTCGTGCAAAGCATCCTGACCGTCTAACTCACTAACATCTCTGTTAAGGTTAACGTAGTCATTGAGATCCCCACCCGTGTCATCCATGAAGTCCATTAGCTTTTGAACGTTTTCAGGTATAGCTTTACCAGTTTCTTCATTTGCGTCTAGAGCTTCTATTACGGCTTCTTCGGTGACAATCTCCTCATCGGTAACTTCCTCAACGGTTGGTATCTCCGTATCAGTGACCTCTTCTTGTGTAACCTCTGCAATAGCCTCTTCGAGATTTGTTTGATTTTCATCTACTAATGGTTTGCTTAAATCTACTTTAACAACACCTGGATCATCTTTGCTTTCAAATTTTTCTAGGTCAAGTTCTGGGACTTGCTCTTCAATGACCTCTACTTTGGGCTCTTCTTGAATAACCTCATCGGCTACTTTTTTGTTTTTTACTTTTTTCATAATATATCATATAATTAATTACCAATTTGTGGGGTGAACTTATCTAAACCCATCCCGCCCCCAAGTATATCATTACCTGAAGACTCAAACTTTTTAGCACTTGCCTTAACATTTTCTCGTTTATCTTTACCTGCCTCTTTCATCCCCTCTACTTTCTCAGTCGATTGTCTTTCTTGGTCGCGCAAAGAGGTGTTAAGATCAAACTCGAACTGCATGAGCTCTTTCTTTAATCTAACCTCCTCTTGAAGGTGTGTAAGTCTCGTTTGCCCTTTTGTCTGCTCTAACTGAAGATCAGCCTGCGCTTTGGCTTGATTCTTTTGCATCTCCATCTGTGACGCTTGCTGTTGAGCTTGACCGTTTGCATCTGCTTGGGCTTTCATGTTCTCCTGCTGCATCTTTTGATCCCGATCTTGCTTCTTTTTACGCTTAAGCTTTAGCAATTGATTTGCGAGCTTTAGGTTTCTAACCTCCCTAAGATCTATCGCGTCGTCTAAATCTATCAGTTGTTGAGCTAAAGCAGTTTGGATATTGTTCTCAAGCATCTGCTTTTCTTCCTCGTCTGGCTCTAGTTCTAAAAATATTCCAAAGTCGTACAAGTGCAACTCAGACATTTCTTTTAGTGTGGCTACATTGTGAGCCCCTATAGCCTGGACAAAAGCATCTGCTGTAGGTGAATACTCTAGTATATCTGATATACGTAATGACAGAGCCTCCGCAACCTCAGATGTTAAGAACATCGACCCCATCAAAATATGCCTAGTGGCAACGTTAGAGTTAGCTGCAGCAAGTTTTTGCACACCAACTAACGACTTGGGGTCCGGAACGCTGGCATCTCTTGCCTCGTTTAAACCAGTGACATCACGAATCATTTGCAGGTAGTAGTTGTAGTTACCTATAAGAGCTTGAAGCTTACCACCAGCGCCTTGTCCATTTGATATTTGAGTGATAGGAACTTTACCTGGGTTAGGATCGCCATCAGAGGTTATGCTTCTACCAATCACAGAGCCCGTTTGAAAAAACATATTCAACGCTTCTTGAGGACTGTAGTTGGTACCATTGCCTAAGTCTATTTCAGCAAGTCCATCTACATCAAGGTACACACCGTCAGGAACCATACGCGCCATGACCTGCTGCAGCTTGAGGTGCGTTAACTGGATCATATCAGCAAAGCCCGTAATTCTACTTACAACGGATTCAATTCTACCTTCATACATCCTAGGCGCAACCAGAGAGTAGTTCATTTTAACTTTATTAAAGTTGCTCTTAGTACGCATCATGTTTTCTGCTTTTTTCCACTTAAGCAGCTTATCGGTACCTATTATCATAGCGCCTTCAAACACACACTCCACAGATCTTTGTAGTTTAGAGTACCCACCTTCCTTGTCTTTTGGGGGATTAAAGCTGTCAGCTTTCTCTATAGCCTTGTACCCACCAGATCCAGTTTGCTTCAACTTGTGGACATCATTGGTATGCGTTCTAAAGTTAAAGTATAAAACTTGAACTTTGTTCTTATCTACCTCACGCGACTTTTGAAACCGCCCGCGCCGCGAATAAGAATTAGAGTGTATTTCCTTTAGATCTGCTTCGGTTAAATTATCAAACTCTCTTGCTAGTTCATTAATAGGGATAGTTTTAATTTCACCTATATAATATATGTCCTCAAAGTACGGAGAATCAGTATATGAATAAACGATATTTGCTGGGTCAACGTACTCTATCGTTACACCATCGCTCCAGTTGAAATTTGTCTTTACGCACCCTATGCCTAGTACTGTTAGGTCATATAAAAACCTACGCCTAATGAGATCATATTTATTACCATCCAATAAAACATTTATAGCTTGCTCCTCAGCAATCTCTACAGCTTGCTTGTAGTTAAGCTGCATGTGTAGGTCTAGCTCTTCCTTAGTGTCAGGTAGTTCTTCTTTTTTGTTTTCATACAAGTCTACATTAAACATTTTAGCTGCTTGATCATTGTACACCTTAGAGTCCATGTCCCTCATTATAGACTCCATGTACTCAGTTCTCTTACTTACACCGTATTGATCTTGGGAGTAGGCTTTTATGCTAAACATCCTTTCAGCCATCCCATTGACTACTATATCCACGAATTTAGGTATAATAGGTACTGGTTTCCAGTCTAAGTTAAGATAAGACAAATCACCATTAATAGATAACTCGTCCTTATATTTTTGTATAGGCTGCTCGCCCCTGGCATACAGCCTTAGGTTATGAAACTTTTGTTGAGTGTGGTTGTATCTATTGCTATGTGATTCACTAAACCACTCCTGCTCTATAGCTCTAGCCACCTTGAGCCCATACTCTTGGCTCATTTTCTCTAGGTCAGGGACCGCTTGAGAAGGAAAGTTATCGTAAATAGCCATGCTTACTTAATTATCTGGGAATTAAATCCCTTATTGTTATATTTTGCTATAGTCAAATCCAAGGGTTGTGTTTCTATCTTAGCGTTAGGCGCATACAAGTGTCTGTTACAAGCCATGATAGCCAAACCAGAACTTATAGAGGCATCGTGCTTTGTTCTCTTATTTATGTCAAACCTAGCCCAATCGTTTAACAACTCGTTAAAGTACACTGTTCCGTAGTTACCTTCACCTAGGTGACCTACGTGTTCTTGTATGTACATCTCAATAGCTGAGGCATGGGCTTGTTTAATATCTTCACTTGAGTTTGGTATACCACCCACCTCTTTTTCGGCAACTGATAGCTTTTTCCAAACCTTATCTGGTCTGTTCATACTGTAGCCTCTATAGCCTCTTCGGCGTAGGTAGTACAATAATCTTGGTTTATTGTTCTCTGCTAATATAGGCATACCATAAAACACAAGAGCCATAAGCATATCTTCAAAAAACATCTCAGCGGTTTGTGGTCTTGCTATATACTCTAAGAAAAACGTGCTCGAAGGAGCATCTTCCATAGAAAACTTTGTTAATCCGTGGAGCGCGCCTTTCGACCCTTTGCCATCAACAGTACCGCTAATATCATAACTGTCACAGCCGAACGCGCCAATATGATCATTGCCTGGGAACTTAACACCATTTTTTATTATTTGTTTATTCTGCAAGTGCGCTGGTGGTACCCAGCTTACTTTAAATCTACCTCCTGGATCTGGGTGAAAAATCACCTTTGAATCCTTAATTCCATTAACCCAACCAAAACTCCCGGTTGTGGTGTGAGCTGCGTGCCTACTCCCTTCGTTGTAGTCTATCTGCTCGTATATCTTCATTAGATTAAAGATGCTGCTTTTACTCTCATCTCTGAAAGCGTGTTCCGTAGTTCTAGGGAACTGGCGGTAAAACTCATTTAAAGCGTCTTGATCTTCCTTTAGACCATCAACCTCATTCTCCCAACTATCTACAACCCCAACATCTATTAGTTCACCGTCCGGTCCCAGTCGTTTTCCATCACCTGGATTATCAAAGACTGGAAATCCGTATTCGTCAATAAACCCTTCATAGTTCCATTCCATTGGGACAAAGAGAGAATACAACCCAGACTTCGTTTGTCCATTACGGTTTCGCTTTGCAACATCTGAGTCATTATATAGTTTCTTAAAATTACGACCTCCTTTATCTAACGCGTTTGAAGTAGATCCCATAAGGCATTTTCCTACGATTCTACTACCAAGTCTTAAGCAAGTCTTTGTGACTCGCCAGTTATTTAATATGTTATCTGGTCTTTCCCACTTACCGCTCTCATCATGGACCAGTAGGCTTAGCTTTTCACCGTCATAGCTATTGTCCCCTGTGTTCTTCCAGTCAATCGTTGTATCTAACCCCGCAAGCTCTTCTAGCCTATCGCCACTCTGGATCTTCTTTCTAGTAAATCTAGTAGAAGGAACTCTATACGCCAACTCCGACTTCGGCCTATCCATACCGTCTTGTATCGGTTTGAAAAAGAAAGGGTAGTTTACTGATATAGGTACAACCTTATCTGTGAACATCTTCTTTGCATCGGCACCAGACTTAGAAAGTATCCCATATCTACTATCACTCGATATAGTGGCTAAGTTAACTGTTTCAGCTGAACTCATAAAAGAAAATCCTGAACGGCGGTTCTTAAGGTAGCACATTCCATAGCATCTCTTATCGGCTTTGCAAGCCTCCCAAAATATAAAGAACAGTCGATTGGCCTCCCTGAAGTCTGGCGCTCCAACATCAATCTTACTCCATTGCAAGTACATGTAATGACTCCCGGTTATGTAGGTGGGTTTAC